TTGTAAACGGGTGCGTAGCTGTTAGGTGTGTTGTAAATTGTTAGTGCCATTATTCAAATTCTTGTGTTATGTCTTTTTCTAATTGTGGTATCTCTTCAGTTAAGAATGGTTTACCTTTATATCCAAATCTTTTGATAGTTCCTTTTTTAAGAATGTTTGTTGCTATTGCATAGGATAATGACCTTTGCCCTTTCTTATCCCCTGCTATGCTTTGTAATTCAGGTTTATTACCTATCCATTCTAAAATCTTAGGCTGCAGCTTTTTTCTATTTTCTTTTGAATATCCTTTTGCTGGTGTTCCTTTTTCAAGGTCTTCCCAATAATCTTCGAGTTCAATTGTTACTGTAACTCCGTTTTGATTTTGTTTAATTGGTAATGCCTTTAATGATTGAGATAAATTACCTGAAGCGTTAAACTTATATTTCTCTAAATTATCTTTAACTCTTTTTAAAAAGTCATTTACTTTTTGAGAATAAATATCCTGCTCACCGGTAAGTTTATCTTCTAAGTTATTTAGAAAATTATCTAACTCACTAAATTGCTGTTGGTTTATTTTTGCCATTTATTCCTATCTATTATGTAACATAAATAATTTAAAAAAGCAACTACATTCATATTTAAGTAAAAATCCCATTTACTTCTATCTTTACCACTTAAGCTATCCAATGTAACATACCAACTCCAATAATCTAAGTGTTTTTGTTCTTCAGTTCGTTCAATTCGCTCTCCATTGTCATTCTCGCTTCGTTCATTTGTTTTACCAAATAATCCTCTATATGAGGATACAAACCTTCTATAACTTTGCAAAAAAAAACACATAAAGGATAAACTATGCCTACATTTATGCTTTTTATGTGTTCGACTTTTTCTGCATAATCCATTTCAACCTCTTTTAACTTAAACCATTTAAGTTTGTAAGGCTTAACAAACATCGCAACTAATTGAGGTAAGTTACCAATAATACTTTCTTCGCTTTCTGTTAGTTTGCTTAAACTTATAAAATCACCTGCGCTTAGTTTAGTGATGTCATAGTTAACTACCCATCTGTAGCCATTGTGCTTAAACATCTCAACCGAATTTGGAAACTCCATTTTAAAAATAAAGTTTACACTCTTAATCAGTTCTTTTAGTTGGTCAATTCTTATTTTCTCAACTTCTGCAACTGTAATGCCTGTTAAAATGGAAATAACTCTAATTTCTCTATCAATAGGATCAATATCTTTATCTCTTGTAATATCATAAATTAAAGGAAATTTCTCTATTGAGATATCATGCCAGCTATTTGGTAATTCAATTGTCATCATTTTAAAAAGTACCTTTTAATCATATTATTGTGTATCTGCCTGTTTTGTATTTAGAGTAAGCGTGGAAACTTAAACATGATGCCATAACCCCATCATCATGAAATCCACTTGTTGCTGAATATTTAATTACTCTACTTTTTGGATTGTATTCGTAGGTAAACATTTCTAACTCTTTGTCTAACCAATCCACATTTAAGAATTTAACCTCTTTGTTTTGATTTGCCACTATCAAAGATTCGACTATTTCCTTTTTGCTTTGATTAGTAGTTACAAATGGTTCAATAGTGCAATAACTTGAACATTCTTTTTGTAACATTTCAAAGATTACATCTCCAATAGAGTTAACCTCAACCAATGCTGTTTGGACATTATTTGTCCTTAATCCATTTGCAATATTCTTTACTATTGTGGACCAATCGCTATGTCTCCAACGTTCAATATAGAACTGTTCGCCTTTCTCATTGAATATAGATAATACCGAGTAATCATCTGCCCTTCCTAAGTCAATCCCTGCAAATGCTTTGCCGTAAGATTTGTTATCTGTTAATTGTCGATTATTGAAAAGCATTGCAGAACCATCAATAAACTCGGCTAAGTATTCTTGCCTAAATATCATTTCAGGTAGTGTTAACTTTGCATCGTCTATCTCGGATGGGTTAATCATTGGATTGTCATACGAAGTCATTGTGAAAGACTTGTACTGCTCATTAGTGCCATCCAATTGATGCATCTTATAAAAGTGATTCTTACCTTTTGGAGTTGAAATTAAAAGAACCTTTTTACCTTTTACAAGTACAGTTGCCCTTAAAACTTCAGTCCATGCTTTTTCATCCATAAAGGCAAACTCATCACATACCAGGTAATCAAATGTAAAACCTCGTATATTATCGTATCGTTCTGCTGAAAAGAATTGAATTGTTGAACCTGTGATATATTCTATTATTAATTCAGACTGATTAACCTTTCTGTAAATTTCCATCCTTTTAGCAAATGCCTTAAACGTTTCTTCAAATACTTTCTTAGATTGTTTGTAAACAGGACTTACCCATGCTATTTTACAGCCTTTATTATTTAAAGCCCAAAATAACATCTGATTCAATGCCAATAAAGTTTTACCGAACTGCCTACCTATATTGATAACATAGTATTTTTCAGTTCCGTTATTTATTGCATTATGAATTTTCCTCTGATTCTGATGCGGATTGTATAGGATTGCTTTCGCCAAAGTCTGCTTTAAATTTCATATTTCCTGTTATCTTCACATCCTGCTGCTCTATGTAGCCTCTTTTCTTTGCTTTACATTTTAAATAGAACATAGTAGAAAGTGGATTGCCTTTTTTTATTTGCTGGTGCAAAGCTGATTCTGCAAAGTCCAAAGCTACATTGTCAATCTCTTTTACAGCTTTCTTATAGTTTTTATCTTTCTTTAACCAATCATAATGAGTATCACGATTTATACCAACTTCCTTACAAGCTGTAGAAACAACGTTTAAATGCTTTTCTAAGGCTATAAGCATCTGTTTTTTTAATATGTCGGAATTTGATGCCATTTTCTTTATTTTTTACTTATAAAGTACCAATAAATCTATCTAAATACCATTTAGCTTTCTCGAGGTCTTCTTTTAGTTTAGTTTTGTCTTTCTTACCTGCTCTGCTTATGTATTTTATTACATTGCCTAAATGAAAGTTAAGTTCCCATGCTTCAATTACTTTTATAGCTTCGTAGGTGTTTTGTTTACCTCCGTAGTGTTCAGGATTGTTTACTTGTTCCATCTTTGATTGTTGCTAGTAAATATTCAAGTAATTGTCTTCTACATTCACTGCAACCTAAATTAAAAGGTTTGTTTCCTGACTTAATTGCTATTTCGTTTAATTCAGTGTAATTAAAGTTAGGTGAATAGTTCTTACCCATTGATTCCCAATTTAACAAAGATTGTTTTATTTCTTCAGTCATAGATACCTATCGTTAATTCGTTCAAAGAGAGAAGCTATTAATGCAAAGGTAAAAGGAATAGTCAATAAATCAAAATAAGTAGTAAAGTTAATTATTTGATAAATTAAGAAACTCCAATAAGTTAAGCAAAGAGGACAGGTAAAAGGTTTACGATGTAACCAAATAGGTTTAGGAATAAACTTTGCTATTATGTATGTAGTTGCTAGTAGTTGTATCATTGATTAATATTTTGATAAAATAATTGTTCATTTAATTTTTTAATTAAATTATAAAATTCCTGAGGTGTCAATCCACTTTCTAAATACATATTTAACAATTGAATTTCCATTAATAAGTTTTATGGGGATTAAATGCCATTTCTTTTCCTGTTAGATTTTCAAATAATTTGTCCAATTCATAAATTAATGAATTACGTTGTACGTTTAAATCACAGGCTTTTTTTAAAATAGAATAAAGCTCTTCGTTTCCATTATATTTTAAATTAAATTCTTTAAAAGTCATTCGCCTTATTTCATAAAGAGCTTCTTGATTATTCCACATCTTTAAATCAACTGTAATAAGTTTGTCTATTAAACTACCTGGTGTTTCCATTATATTGTTTTTAATCCATCGTTTTTAAAATATGATTCTAAATAGCTATTTCTTACAGATGTATGTACTGTTACGTTTGAGTTTAAAGATGGCATTGATTGAAGTAAACAAACAAATGCTGAACTAATTACATGGCATTCTTTCGCTCTTTCCATTATTGTTAAGGATTCAAATAAAGGTACTTCTTTTGGTATTCTTACAATTGGTAAGTTAGGTAAATTATTTATTTCATACCCTCTTTGCAAATCATCATGAACAAAAATATATTCTGCATGACTTGAAGCATAATTATTAAAATGTTCAAGTTCTTTTTTTAAATCCCTTTTAACCTGAAATTCTTTTCTTAACTTTTTATCATATTTTTTATTCTCAAAAAAAGCATCGTCTCCTATTTGATTGTAAAGTTCATAACCTTTCTGATCTAAATGAAAGTCCTCTTTGTCTCCTACAAAATTATCTATTGCAGTTCCTATTTCATTTTCATTATCAATTATTAAAAGTTCTATTTTATTTAAACCTTCGTACATTCTCTTTAGATTTTCTGCATTATGTCTATAACATAAAATAAAAATACAATCGTATTTTCTTACATCACGTTTATAAATATGCCTTACTAATCCACAATGTACTATGTGGTCTCCCATTCCTAAGTGGTGTGATATTAATTTATTCATTTGCCCAAAAAAATATATGTTTATAATCTGATTCTAGTTCTTTATATTCATCTTTATACTGGTCATAACCATTTAAAAATTTAACTGTTGGTGCTTCATACCAACCAGCAGCTCCAATATGTCCGCAAGTATCGTTTGTTTGTCTGTAAACCTCATTTACATTTTCCAATGGTTCATCAATATAAATATTTCTGTAACCACTTAAAAAAGTATTTGGCATTCCTAATATGTAATGCTGAATAATAGATTCAGTTCCATGAGCAGCGTAAATAGGGTATAATTTAGCGTTTAATGTATCCTGGTCTGTTCCTTTTACAGAATAATCTCTATTATCTAAAATATTATCTAAATTTTGAAATCTATCTCTAAAATGTTTTGTTAATCCTATCATGCCACCCATCAAAGGTATGTTATGAGAAACTGAATCTGTAATTGCATGAACTACCTTAGGTGAGTTTTCCCATTCTTTTACCATTTGAGCCTCACGATATGTTAATGGGCTATCTGTATCTCTACATATAATTCTTTCAACTCCTTGCTCAAAAATAGGTAATAACCGCCATAACATAGCCTTACATAATGGTTCAGTTGATAATACTTTAAATACTACATTGTACTGTTTCCACCTATTAAATAAACTTTCAAAATGCTCAAAAGTTTTTTCATCAACACAAATGTGTATTCGCCAGTCAGGATAAATGCAACGAGCAAGACGAATATTAATCCACATACCACGAAGATAGGAGCTAAAATCAAAGCAATTATGTTCTCTTTTACCATAACCAAAAAGTGAGTAGCTAATATATTTCATTTGTTTGAAACGTATTTATAATAGTAAATTATTTCTTCAATGTAAACTTCTTTTTTTAAAAGTCCACTTTTATTTATTTGAGTAGCCCAGTCTGTATCTTCGCCAAAATTAATTTCAGGAAATGTAAATTGTTTTGCAATACTACTTTTAATAACGTTTAAGTGATTAGGGTAACGTTCGTAAGTTATAACATTTGCAGTTGTTCTGTATTCAGAATATTTAATTGAATGTTCAAATAACTTTGGCTCATGCCCATCAAAAGTAATTACGCCTCTTAAAGATAAACAGTCAGGCTTACTTTTTAATGCTTTTAATACTAAACGTAAATATTCATCTGAAATTTTATCATCATCATCTATAAAACAAATGTATTCACCAGTTGCTTTCTGTAATAATTCATTTCTCTTTTGTCCAATGCTTTTTCCTTTTGGTGCTTCATCAATTAAGATTTCAACTATTCCAAAAGCATTCTGCATTTCTAATTGAAAATTAATATCAAAGAATAGTTTATTAAACTTTTCAATTCTTTCAGGTAGTGTTGGTATTAAAATAGAAAGTATCAAATTTTGTTTAATATTAAATGTTCAGGTAAATTGAATAGTTTTGCTTTTCTTTTTAAGTAAGTTTCGTAGTCTTTTTGATTAACATTCTGAGCTTCTGTTTTTTGGTATTGTGCATCAAATTCAGATAAACCCCATGCAGGATGTCTGTGAGTAAATAATACTTTTTGATCTCCTTTGTATTCGTATTTAGATAACATTTTAGCTACTTCAGTAGCTTCCATGTCGCACCATAAAGAAACATAATCAGGATGATAAATATAATTAAAGCGTTTATAATAATCAACTCCCATTATGCTCATAGTCATTAAATTTCCTTTTTGATAGCCATCTGAATAATGAATAACCTGGTCAAAGTTTCCTTTAAAGTCTTGCCTAATTATATTGTCAAATCCTTTAATTTCAAATACCATGTCATCTGAAGTATTGATTAAAATGTCCCAACCTTCAAAAATATCCATGTCTCGATTAATGGCATCTATTTTATTTTTTGAAGTTCCTCTTGATATAAATACATTATCATCAGGATAACTAAAACCAAACATACTTTCATCATCTTCATCAATGCTAACTAAGATAGTATAATTCATTGAATTACAAAGCATTATGATATTATCAATTGCTTTTTTTGCTTTTTGTGGTCTGCTGCGAGTTGCTAGTTTAAAAAGTATGTGTTCGTTCACTGTTCAAAGTTATAAAAGATTTTTTCACTTTGCAATTCCTTTATAAATACTTTTCGATTTTCTTCTATTAACTTTCCTTTTTTATATTCTGGAATACTTGATTTATGTTCAATAATATAATCTAAGGCGCAAATGTATTTATCAGTTTCTTTAAGTTGTTGGTAAGGTGCATCGGTTAATCGCGCTTTGTAAATTCTGTTTGAATAACCAGCGTGTTCAAATCCATACTGTCCATACTCAGAATTAAAATAACCTACTTTATTTAATACTTCTTTTGTTAAGTATATAAATACACCACCACAATCTCGATATATCTCTAAATCGTTTATTTTAGCTTTTAAATTATGACTAGGTTTTAAGTATAGTAAGTGATTATATCCTGAGTTAATAAAATATTCAGCCCAATTATTTTCAAATGGATAGCAGTCATCGTCAAATAAGAAAATGTAATCGCAGTCCCTTAAAGTGTATAAATTTTGATTCTTTGAGTATGCAACACCTTTGTAGTTTACATCTTCGTGAATGTGTAAATGATAGTTTTTAGGTTTATGTTTCTCAAAGTAATTTAGCCACCTATCAACATTATCTTTGCGATTAGGTGTTGTAGTTACGCCAATACCGATTGTAAAATCTGTTTTCTTACTTGTGTCCATTTGTTTATGTTATAATTTGATTGAATGTATATTTTTAAACTTTCTGCATATTCTTTGCGCATAGATTCATCTTTGCTTAGGTTTCTTATAGCCTTGTACCAACCATTTATATCACTATTATTTAAAAAGATTGCAGTTTCTTTTGGAAATATGTTATAAGGTAGTACATCACTAACTATTGCAGGATTACCATGTAAACCAGCTTCAAGTAACTTTATTTCGCTTTTGCATTCAGTAAATGAGTTTGACTGCAATGGAATTAAGCTAACATCACTTTCATTATAAGCCTTTCCATAATCGTGAACTGGTAAGCTGTAAACTCTTTGATATTTATCGGTTAAAGTGCCACCACTCATTACCTTTTCATAATAGTTATAGTCTGCATTATCATTGTAACCACCTAAAACAAATTGAGCGTTTATATCATGCCTTAATACTTTACGAATAGGCATTTCTAAAATTGAAATATCTTCTTTATGAAAAATTCCTGCAATGTAGCCAAATCTTATTTTCTCGCTTTTAGTTTTGTTTGATTTCCATTGCTCATCTTCGTGATCCAAACAGTTAGGAATTACCTCAACATTCTTATT